GGCTCAATAGCTACGTCTGGGGCAGCCACCGCTTCTGTACCTGTTGCTGTAGGGGCAGGTGTAGTAATTTGTCCAGTAGTAGGATCAATGATCTGATTAGCGTTTACGTCTACACCTTCTACGGCAGTACCTGTAACCATAGAGCTAGGATCGTTAATACCACCAGAGATAACCTCTGCAGTAGAGGGCATGTTTGTAGCTTTAAAGCTGTCTAGCGCAGTGTTATATTGCTCTTCAGATAGAGTCAGTGCAGCTTGTGCATCCTCAATAGCTTTAACTAAGGATTCATCTTCTGGGTTTGCAGCCTGAGCGTTCTTAGCATCTTGTAGTGCTTTTAGTTTAGCAGCACGGTCTTGCTTAGCTGCATCTAATGCGGGGTTTTGCCCTACGTCAATAGGGGGTCTGCCACCAGGTCTTAGGGTATTATTCTGTTGTAGTTGATAATTACGTGCATTAGCAGTTGCTTCATTTGTCTCCATGAAGTTTTTTATTTCATTTTCATACTGCGTAAATTTATCTTTATTGGCTTGAACATCTTCAAATGATCTAATAGTGCTAGGATCAAAGTTCATACGTTTTCGTAATTGTGCCTCAAACGCTTTTGCTTCTGCATTTGCCTGTTCTGCAAAAGGATTGACAGGACGATTGATTGGTTTAAAAATCTCATTTGGTACAACCATATTAGCAAAAGGATTATCAGGGCGCTCTAAATACTCTCCGTTAGGTCTAGGCACAGGCTGTATCATAGGGCGTGTCAGGCTTGCTAGTTGATCAGGCGTAAGTTCTGACAATTTTAGATCAGCTAAATCTTGTGGTATCCTAGCAGCAGCATTTGAAACGGTACTAGTAGGCTGTACCGCTGCAAACTCTTGTGCACGTTGCTGTGTTAGGTCTTGGTAAGGCTCCATTTGTGCTATACCACCTTGCTGATACCCTTTAATGTAACCGCCTTTAGCCAAAGCCATTTGTGCTTTTTCAGACATCATACCTACACGCTTAGCTGCAGCAGGATTAGCGGCTAAGAACTTCTTTTGTTCATCCGCTTGCATACCCTTCATTTCAGGTACAATCTTACCTAGCTGTTCTGGGGTAAACCCTGCAAATCTCTTAGCCATTATTTAGTATTCCCTACTTCCATCCACACGGATGTTGCTATAAATGTTAGCACTGCTACTGTTAAAAACTTTACGATGGTTGACCATACACCTTTACGTGTCTCACGATACGTATCTAGCAAGTTACGCAACTCATGGATGTCTTTATGAGCGTCTTCATCAGCCAAACCAATATCACGCAATGCCTGTCGTGCACCACGATTAGCGGCACGGTCAAGCATAGCTTCTAGCTCTTCTGGTGTCAAGTTCATGCTCATGCCTGTGACCCATATATTGTACCATTGTTTGTTACACTAATAGCTGTACCTGAGATAGCTGCGCCACCCGCGCCGCCTATACGTGATCCCGCATTACCACCTGCAGCACCCCAGCCGCCACCGCCGCCGCCACCATAAATAGTAGCTTGGTTACTACCTGCATTACCTGCAGAACCACCAGCACCACCATCATATGTAGAGTTACCGCCAGCACCTCCAGTACCAGGAAGGATACGACCACCGCCGCCGCCTCCACCGCCGTTAATGTCTGTGGCACCACCGCCACCACCGCCAGCGCCGCCGCCTTTAGCCTGCCCTACACTATAAGAGCTACCGCCGTTAGCACCTGCTTGACCGACTGCACCGCCAGAACCACCTAAGCGACCACTAAGTTGACCGCCGCCGCGACCACCACCAGCACCGCCGCCACCGTGACCTGCATCATCTGAGCCGCTATCAGGGCTACCAGCACCGCCACCGCCGCCGCCAGCAATGTATGCATCAGCCATGTTTGTTACTATTATACCAGAGGTGCCAGAGTTATAAATGGCAGGGCCGCCAGCAGTTGCGTTGGTGCTACGATAGCCGCCCTGACCCCCTTTACCAATGATATAGCCATAATTGTAAATAGTACAAAGACCTGTTAAGGCTGTAGAGATAGTCAAAGCTGCTGTGCTAGTGTCATCAGACCAGAGATAGACACCACTATTGACTGTAACTATAGCAGGGTCTGTACCATTCCATCCTGCAGTAGTAAGAGTGCTTTCTAAGTCAACCTCTTGTGCGTTTGCAGAGAATGTATAGAAGAACGCCTTAGCGCCTCCGTAGAAGTCTGCCAGATCAATAGTGCCAGAAGTAGGTACACTTGTGTTGTTGCTGGTTACATAAGACCCATTACGATAGTATTCGGAGAGGCTGATAGGGTTACTCCCACCAAACTCGCTTTGAATCTGGCTTAATGAGATAGCACCTGATGATTGTAGCGTCATTATACTGTACCGTAAGCTGTCACGTTACCTGTTACTGTTAAGTTGCCAGAGGAGTCTAGCTTCATACAGTCCGTTCCATTATGTGAGAAATAGAGAACACCGCCTGTTTCTTCAATAGTCCAAAAACCTAAGTCTACTTTATCAACAAAAGCTGTACCTGTAGCAGTAAAATGTCCAGTATCTGCATCAAAAGTAAAGCGAGTAGCGTTTGAACTATTACCGTCACGGATATAGAAGTTCTGACCGTTGTTGATGTCTAAGTATGTGTTAGAACCGTTGTTATAAAACTCTGCGTCAACACCTGATCCAAGGTTTAGTGCTACGTTGTCATTCAAGCGTAGATCACCAGTAATAATGTCACCAGAGTTAATTACGTAACGATTATCTAGGTTCACGGAGGACAGCGCTGTTACGTGTCCATAACCATCAAGGTCAACGTCTTGGATTACTGTACCACCAGAGTTATCAACAGACGCTTGGCTAGATGTATCTGCGTGGTTAAGCGTGATTGTTTTATTAGTGGTTGCGTTTGTGGTAAAGTTGCCGCCTGTAGACAACCCGTCACCTGCAGAAATCGTAATAGTGGCGTTACCAATAGACACAGTATTAGTAGTAACGCTCTGCACGTGACCGTATGTGTCAAAAGTCATATCCTGTACAAACGTATTACCGCTTGCATTTACGTTAGCAACAGATGATGTATTACCATGGGCAACAGTAGGGGAAGACCCTTCTGCTGGTGTGTGCGTAACCGTGATGCCTGAACCTGCTGTTAAATCATTTACGTAGTTACCTGTCGTATGTGTACCTAGATCAACAGAGTTGTTAGCCATAGAGGTAGTAAGCTGCAGGTTGCCTGAACCGTCAAAGGTAACAGTGTTAGAAGTTACATCACCTGTAAGAGAGAAGTTACGTGCTGTAGCAAGCTTAGTGGCTGTGTCAATATTACCAGAAACAGTACCTGTCAAGTTACCGTAGAAGTGTCCTGCACGAATGTCCTCACCTTCTGTAGACCATTCGTCTGCGGATTCGTCCCAGATAAACCTTTTGTTTACTGATGTACCACGCTCAATCTCAATACCCGCGTCTTCGGTAGGTGTGCCTGTAACATCAGAGTTTAGCAACATGATGTTATCAGCTACGTTAACTTGAGTTGTATTGATTGTGGTTGTTGTACCTGAGACAGTAAGGTTGCCACCTACAGTAACGTTTCCTGTTGTTGTAACAGTAGCAAAGTCAACATCCGCTGATGTAGATACATCTTGACCAATAGCAAAACTAGGAGTAGAACCTTCGCTACCAGCACCTCCTGTAACGGTAACACCTGTACCTGCTGATACAGATGCAACGTAGTTACCTGTAGTTTGAGTACCCAGCGCTACAGCGTTATTAGCAATCGTAATTGCAATGTCTGTGTCTGTCAGGTTAGTCATGGTAGCTGTACCACTAGCGTCACCTGAAATAGTAAGTACAGGATCGGCTGTGATAGCTACGTCAATCTTACCGTTAGTATCGTCATATGTAAGAGTTACGCCTGTCTCTGAGTTACCATCTACCATGCCGCCTACAACATCTTCGATAGCTTCGTCTTTAAGAGACACGGCACCTGCTGTTACATTAAAATCTGCTGTCGCAAAAGATGCTATACCTTTGTTTGACGTGGTAGCGTCTTCACCTGAGATAACTCCAGATGCAACGTTAATACCTTCACCTGCAGAGAAGCGGTTTAGGATGTCTGTGTCTGTGATCTTAGTGTAAGTAAATGCACCTGTTTGCTCATCGTAAGCAATACTACCGTAGCCTGTACCAGAGTTAGCTGCAGAGAAGTGAGCACGTGCATCAGCAGCTACTGGTCCTTGGTATGTGATAACACCTGTAGATGAACTATAGCTAAGGCTACCATCGCCTCCGCTGTCTGTTACGCTTATTGCGTCACGTGCACGGGTATTAGTGAAGTATTTGTTTGTTGGGTTTGTTGTTTCTTCTGCAATGTCATCTGCAGTGTGATTGCTAACATCAGATACAGTACCAGTAACGTCACCTGTGATTGCCCCTGTCGCTGTGATTGTAGTAAAGCTACCTGCTGCTGCAGTATTGCCACCAATAGTAACACCATCAATAGTACCGTCGTTAATGTCTGCAGTATCCGCTACAAGACTATCAATGTTGGCTGTGCCATCAATATACAAATTGCGCCACTGCTTTGCAGAGCTACCTAAGTCAAACGTATCATCGTCATCAGGAATAATATTACTGTCAATCTCTGCACCAAAAGATACAGTATCCGTATCAGCGTTACCAAAAGTTAGGTTGCCGTTGATTGTAGCATCACCTGTGACTGTCAGGTTACCGCCTACAGACAGATCAGCAGAAGCTGTAACGTTACCTGTAAGAGTAGAACTTTCGTTTACTGTAAGGCCGTCTGTGTTAACAGTACCATCAAAGAAAGCATCTTTGAACTTAACACCTGTAGAACCTAGATCAAGGGTGTTAGTTGTCTTAGCTTCTACTTTAGCCGCAGTAACTATTAGGTCTTGGCTTGGTCCTACTTTTTCAATAGGAGCACCCTCACCTGCTGTACCGTCATGCTTGTGACCTGTAGCTTCATTAAATGCAGATTCAATAGCATTGTACTCGTTATCAAAATCATCAGCGTTGATAACGTTACCTGTAGCAATATTGTTGTTTGTATCCTGACGTGAGTAACCAGCCATGCGTTACGTCCTTATTGTCTGTCGTTTGTACGGTATTCTAACAGAGCCGTATCCAAAGTGAAAGTAGGTTTTGTTGAGTTGTCTTCAATACGAATAGCTACTGTTTTACCTGATCCAATAATATTCTTATTGTAAATATTGTCTAGTTCACCACCATATGTAGCAGTACCAAACACAGCGTTAGTAGCACCAAACTCAAAGATAGAACTACCTGTACTCGAAATGGTTTGTGTGTTAGGTTGTATTACAGCTTTGTTTGTTGTAGCACCGAAGTCATACTTAATATTAAAGTTAAGTTCCATTGACCCTGTAGGTTCTGCGTACAAAGTCATCTTATAGAAAGACTTACGCATCTGTGGGTCATTCAGAGGCATATAAGGCGATTCATAGATAGCCTCAATATTACTACCGTCGAAACTACCACCTGTTTCCATACGATAGATATAACCATCGTCATTCCCAAAAGCAGCAATCTCTGCCGTACCTACATATGTACTGTCAGCTACATGAGCTTTAATACCTTTTGTTTCGGCCCATGCAATACTACCTGCACCCTGAGATGTAAACTTAGTACCAATCAAACCCTGAGATGTCTGTGCTTGCTCTGATGAAATATAGCCAAAAACACGATACTGGGCTTTTTCACGTAGAATAATAGAGGAGTACACACTGGTTGAAGTGATGAAGTCACTAACTGTTTTGTTAATAGGGTCAGATGCAACATCCAAACCAAAGTCGCCAATACGGTCAGTAGCGCTTAGTAGTCGTAGACCGTCAGGTGCAAGATACATAATATCACCGCCGACCTCTTGAATAGTATCCCCATTGATACACCCGATACGATCTGTGATAGGCGATATGGTAAAATCTGCTGCAGTGCTGCCTGTTAAACGCTTAATACTGTTTTTAGTAAAGATAATTAGTTGATCACGGAAGACCGCTAGACCTGTAATAGTTTGAGCTATGTTAAACGAACCTGCACCATTAGCAACATCAAAGTCGTCTACGGTAAAAGGCGCTGTAAAATACAGACTATTACCTTTAGCAAAAAACCCTGTAGTTTTAAATACCGCTACGTGATCTGATCCTTCTATATCCGAAGGGGTAGTCAGGTATGTAAAAGTGTTGCCAGAAGTATTGTAAATTCCAGGGTAGCTAGTACCATCTACAAAAATAGTCTTAGCATCACCTGATAGATTATAAGTAACGCTTCTAGCCTTACCGCCGCTAGTATTTGCGCTGGTAGCCATGCTAGTCCAAGTTGTACCTGTGCCGTAATACCACTGCGTGTAGTTACTAGCGTTCTTACGGGCTACAACATATAGACCTGAACTG